GCCATGAGGAATGACTTACTTGGATTCTCTCCCTGAGGACCATGTGGTCCCAGTCCCACGGTTAAACCGCGGAACCCCACCCGAGTTTGATGTTGACGACTCGGGGTCGTCCCGCATACTTCAAATGATCCTCGCCAGACGTTGGCAACATCTGGCTTATGGAATTGGAGTTTACGTGTGGATGGAGTGATTTCTCACTCAAATCCCACGCATTAGCGAGGGGCTCGCCAGAGAAATTCTCTGGTAGGTTCCTCTCTCTCCGCTCCATTGTAAGGAGACATTTGAGGAGGGCGCCCTCTTCACCAAGAATATCTTGGGGAGGAGTAGCGCGCACTTTATAGCCCTTGACTAAAGGACTATAGAGGTGCTCGTCCATTCGCTCGGTTTCATACCCGAGCGCTGAATGGCGACCTAACACCGGGGAGGTTGGAAGGACAACCGGAAAGTATTTTATTACTTTCTCGATTTCCTTATCCAACCATCGGCATGTCTGCCAGTAACCAGCCCAATAGAGCTGGTTACGAAGGGAGACAATGCTGATAACCTCGGTAGCATGCGTCCGTTTGGTCGGGAATACCTGGCGTACACGTGTTATACTAACATCGTGTCCGTCATAGTACTCCTTTCCGCAAGACTCCCGGAATTTACCATTCCAGAAAGACTTGCCCGAATTCACTCGAATCCCAAAAGATTCAAGTGACCGGATAACGGAATGCACATATTCTACAGGGACAATAATATCGTCCCCGTAGACACGCACCCGCCCGATGAACGATTTAATCGTCCGTCGGGAAAGTGATGTGTTGAGCTCCTGTTCAATTCCCAAGAAGATCATGGTTAGAAAAACCATGGCCTCCATCGGGAAACAGAGAGCTGAACCCATAGACGCGAATTTGGCCAGGCGTAAAACGCCGAAGCCATCAACATCAGCCTTTCGTGATCTACACGCATCAACCGCGCCATGCAAATGGACGTGGTTGGACGTGAGAGCACGTACATGCTGATTCGAGACCCGATCAGACGCCTCACTCAGATCGAGTGTAGCGAGTTCGCCAAACAGCGAACCTTCCCGAGCCATCTCCTGATTAGGGATCTGGTCCGAGAAACCGAGCATCGCCCTGAGGTAGTCAACCCTCATAAGGGCGTTCAGAATTGAATAAGCGAGGGCCTGTTGGCTATATTGCATAGCCGTAGGTTCAACGCCAATAATTCTGGGTGTCTTGAGCGTTTTAGGAACGGTGATAACCCTAACGGGTATCTCCATCCCGGGTTCGAGGAGGCGTATGGAGTCCAAATTATCGTAATAACGATAATTTGGTATAAGGTACTCTCCCATAGGAAAGTACTCCTCCAAACGAGAAGGCCAGGTACTCTGCAGATACTTCGCGTTTCCACGAAGTTTATCTGCTGTGGCACCCGGTCCATGCTTTGGCAGGAGCCTACCTTCGTAGATCTCACGATCCACGTCGGTAAACGCTTCCGCATAAAGCATGGCGCTAACACGTCGGAAATTAGACCATTGCTGGTCTGATATCTTCTTGTCAGCGTCTCTTACCTCCTTCTCACATTGTACATATCCGGCCATCGCAGCCTTGATGCGCTCTTGCGAGCACTCAAGGTTAATCTTACCAAACATCAACGTTAGTTGACGGATGGCAAGAATTGCATCGATGTCCGGATTGGACAACAACACACCACTAGCACGGTCGAATACAAGATCGAGGAAACCTCCGAGAAATCGGGGGAGACCTGCCTGCCAAGGAAAACCTTGGAACAGGTTGCGATCCGCCTTCTCGAGGTCAAGACTTTTTTCGAAGTCTTTCCCAAAAGAAGGCAGGGTAATCGTCATAAACGAGAACCCCTCGCATTCGACACGACCAGTGACATATTTTATGTCACGGGTGGCGCTAGTGCAACATCGAGTAGCGGATTCCTCCGCTACCCTATTCCAGAGTAGCATCAGGCTATTCAAAGCCCCTCCTTAAATAGAGGTGGTCTTTCCCTAGCCTAAGGCCATAATTGTGCTTTAGAAGCTATTCAAGCCACAGTAATCATTTACTGCACGCAGGAATACTTCTATGACCTTGATCAGGCTAACTGTCGCAATCGTTAAGAAAACGACAGCAAGCGCGATAGCGATGAAATGTATCCATCGTTGACGCGTTGTCACCTGATCAGCTCTCACCTCCAAGAAGCTTGGAGATAAGG